AGGACGCAGGGCTGTTCCAGCGGTGTTCTATAGGTTTAAAACCTTGAGGAACTTCAACGAAATAATGGACAGCTTTAATTTAACGCCTAGAGAGTTAACGGAAGAAGAACTGGACGAACTAGATGACTGATTTAAACGTCGAGCTTCTTCCTTGGCAACAGGAAGTCTGGAACGACAAGACAAGGTTTAAAGTAGTAGCCGCTGGGCGACGTACAGGCAAATCCAGGCTCGCTGCGTGGTTACTAATCATCAACGCTTTACAGACAGATAAGGGACAAGTATTTTACGTTGCGCCCACACAGGGACAAGCCAGAGACATTATGTGGCAAACCCTGTTGGAGCTAGGACACTCTGTTATCTCAGGTTCGCACATCAACAACTTGCAGATAAAGCTGGTCAACGGGGCCACGATTAGTCTCAAGGGAGCCGATAGGCCCGAGACAATGCGTGGTGTGTCCTTGAAGTTTCTCGTGATGGATGAGTACGCTGACATGAAGCCCGATGTATGGGAGCAGATACTCAGACCAGCACTGGCTGACCAAAAGGGTGAAGCCCTGTTCATAGGAACACCTATGGGTCGTAACCATTTTTACGAGTTGTACAAGTACGCAGAGTTATCGGAAGACAGAACCTACAAGGCGTGGCACTTCACAAGTTACGACAACCCGATATTAGACCCAGAAGAAATTAACATCGCTAAGAAGTCTATGTCTTCTTATGCGTTTCGTCAGGAGTTCATGGCGTCCTTTGAGGCTATGGGGTCAGAAATGTTTAAGGAAGACTGGATTAAGTTTTCCGAGGACTTCGACAAAGACGGGGATTACTACATCGCCATTGACCTAGCTGGTTTTGAAGAAGTCGGTAAAAAGAAGAGTAAGAACTCCAGGTTAGACGAAACAGCGATAGTGGTGTGTAAAGTCTGTGACGACGGAGACTGGTTCGTAGAGAACATCATCTACGGGCGGTGGGACTTAAACGAGACAGCCGCCAAGATATTCCAAGCCGTTAGAGACTACAGGCCCGTATCAGTAGGGATAGAGAAAGGAATTGCTAGACAGGCTGTTGTGTCGCCTCTGATGGACCTACAGAAGCGATACCACAAGTTCTTCAGACTAGAGGAGCTAACCCACGGCAACCGTAAGAAGACCGATAGGGTCATGTGGGCGCTTCAGGGACGCTTTGAGAACGGGGTGATAACCCTAAACAAAGGCGAGTGGAACTCAAGGTTCTTAGATCAACTGTTTCAGTTTCCTGACCCTTTGACCCACGACGATTTAATAGATGCTTTAGCGTACATAGATCAACTGGCTAACGTACCCTACGGCATAGGCGAACTAGAGTTTGACGAGCCAGAGATAATAGACATTGTAGCAGGATATTGATTATGGACGAAGAGAAGTATTCTCCAGACCCTCTGATGATTCAAGAGTCGCTAGAAGACTGGGTAATGACCAAGTGCGAAGACTGGCGAGATAACTTTGAGTCGAACTACGAAGAACAGTTTGATGAGTATTACCGCCTGTGGCGTGGGATATGGCGTCAGGAGGATTCTCAGCGAAGCTCAGAGCGTTCCAGGATTATCTCTCCTGCGCTCCAACAGGCTGTAGAATCCAACGTAGCAGAACTAGAAGAGGCTACGTTTGGGCGAGGAAAGTGGTTCGACATATCAGACGATATGAACGACAAAGAAAGACAAGACATTATGTACCTCCGACAGAAGCTAACGGAGGACTTCGAAAAAACTAAAGTACGTAAGGCTGTAGCCGAGTGTCTGATTAACGCTGCTGTTTTTGGTACGGGCATAGGCGAGATTGTAATAGAAGAGGTCAAAGAAATGGCCCCAGCTACACAGCCTATTATGGACGGTCAGTTGACTGCTGTAGGGGTCAACATACAGGATAAGGTGTCAGTAAAGCTAAAGCCTGTTATGCCCCAGAACTTCCTCATAGACCCTGTAGCGACCTGTGTAGAGGACGCTATGGGTGTTGCTGTGGATGAGTTTGTGAGTCAGCACTACGTAGAGATGATGCAGGAGCAAGGCGTATACAAGGACGTTTACGTAGGTTCTGCTGCGCCTGACACAGACCTAGAGCCTGACCAAGACCTGACAGTGTACAGCGACGACAAGGTACGCCTGACGAAATACTACGGTTTGGTCCCTAGAGAACTCCTAAAAGACGCTACAGACGAGGAAATAGAAGAAGACTCTATGTACGTCGAGGCCGTTGTTGTAGTAGCTAACGGCGGGACACTCCTGAAAGCTGAACCTAACCCGTACATGATGAAAGATCGTCCTGTAGTAGCGTTTCCTTGGGACGTAGTACCTAGCCGCTTTTGGGGCCGTGGGGTCTGTGAGAAGGGCTACAACAGCCAGAAGGCGCTCGACACGGAGATTCGTGCCCGTATTGATGCCCTAGCCCTTACTATTCACCCAATGCTCGCTATCGACGCTACACGGCTTCCTAGAGGGGCTAAACCTGAAGTACGTCCTGGAAAGATGATTTTGACTAACGGAGACCCTCGTGAAGTCTTACAGCCCTTTAATTTTGGACAAGTCAATCAAATTACTTTTGCACAAGCTGCAAGCCTTCAGCAAATGGTACAGCAAGCAACTGGAGCCGTTGACTCTGCTGGCATTGCTGGACAGGTTAACGGAGAAGCAACAGCCGCAGGAATAAGCATGTCACTAGGCGCTATCATTAAACGCCACAAACGTACTCTCATTAACTTCCAACAGTCCTTCTTGATGCCTTTTGTCACTAAAGCTGCACACCGTTATATGCAGTTTGACCCTGACAACTACCCAGTGAAGGACTACAAGTTTAACGCAACGTCCACCTTGGGTATTATTGCCAGGGAATACGAGGTTACGCAGATGGTACAACTCTTGCAAACCATGAAGCAAGATAGTCCTCTGTACCCTGTGTTGATTCAGAGCATTATCGACAACATGAACCTCAGTAACCGTGAAGAGTTGATTCAGGCGCTTCAACAGGCTTCTCAGCCGAATCCTGAACAACAACAAATGGCTATGGCTACTCCACAAGCTCAACTGGAGTTTCAACAGGCTCAAACGGCTGCTCTGGGAGCTTCGGCCCAAGAGTCTACCTCTAGGGCTGCTAAGTACCAGATTGAAGCTGAGTTGGCTCCTGAAGAGCTTGAGATCGAAAAGATTAACGCTATCACACGTAACCTCCGTGACGGTGACGCTGACGACAGAGAGTTTGAGAAGCGTATGCGTATAGCTGACGTTATGCTAAAAGAGCGTGACATAGTAAACAAGGAACGAGCTACCCGAAGCCAACAACAGGCTCAAGAGACACAGAAGCAATCAGAACAGGCACTAATTAACAGACTGTCTCAGTAATGAACGTAGACGCAAAACTTTTAGCTCTCTACGACAAGCTTCAAAAGCAAATTGAGGCTGTAGAGACTATACGAGGTGACCAAGGCCCCCAAGGTGAACCAGGAATACAAGGCCCAAAGGGAGAACAAGGTGACGTAGGCCCAGAAGGACGACAGGGAGCAGACGGAAGGGAAGGCGTCGATGGTAAGGACGGTAAAGACGGAAAAGATGGTGTAGACGGTGTATCTGTAGTTGACGCTCAGATAGACATAGACAAGCATCTCGTCCTTACCTTAAGTAACGGTGAAGAGATAGACGCAGGGGAGCTAGAGTCGTTAAGCGCAGAAGCGCAGACAACCTACGCAGCTATCCACAACACCATTGATATAGTAAAGACCTATACTTGGGCTGATTACGCCGCTGGCTTTAAAGAAGTCCCTACGTTTGTTGAAACGGTAGCAGAAGGTGACGTATATCTATACACCTACGAAAGCTTGTCTCTGTACCGCTTGGTGGGAACAACAGAAGATTCATTTTACAAAAACTTTAGCAGTCCTGTTTTAAGTGACCTCGTGGTTTCTAGGGGCTTACCAATTTAAGGAGTTAAACTATGGCTATTGCTGACGATTTTGCCGTAGCAGCAAACGGCAACATTACTTACACAGGTGCTGCTCACGGCGCTGCTGGAGCAGGGTACTACTCTGTTATTGAGTTTCACCGCTGGCTTGCCGATATTGCCGATGACGCAGTAGCGGCCACAGCAGATGACTTGGTAGACATTACGAGCAACACCCCCTCAGACCGAAAGACCGATAACTACATCGTGTTGGTTAACGGCTACAACATCGACCAGACTGCTTCCGAGCACTTGTTTGATGGTTCTATTGAACAGGCGGGTGGCGACGAAATCTACGACGGTCTCGTGGTCATTGCTGGCGAAGGCATGGAC